TCAACATTTAGTGGTTTGATATAGCGGACTGGTTCATCATAATTGAAGAACGCCCACAACCAACTAAACAGGAACAACGCAAGTATTGTGTAAATAAGGAGTGAGGACTTGGAAGTTGATTGCATAACCAGCGAGAATATCAGTTTTTGAATCGTAGAAAGGAGATGCGTTGCCGTTGATCACAATCTCAAAATCCTCATCGTTTTGGGTGTTGTTGTCAATCAATGCGAAGATGTCGGTCATAATCTGTGCGGTATCGGAAAGAACCTCAATCGTGTTTGATTCGCTTTCAAATACTCTGTCCATCACAAGCAATGCAAAGTTGTATGTCATCAAGTTTCCAGTTGACTGCAAATTGAAGCCATCAGGATACAACCAAACCAACGGATAATACTCAACATTCTCAACAGTCATATTTGACTGCTGACCAACGCCAAACTTGTGAACCATCTTATGGCTTTCGGCTGCCGTTTGAATCTTTTGAATTATTTGGTTTAGTGTCATTCTTGAGAAATTTGAGAAGTTTGGCTTCGTTGTTTTTTTGCCACTTATTTGTCCTCGTTGGGGAAGTCATAGTTCCAAAAGCAATCTTGAGATGTTGGAAGATAAATACCACCGACAAAAGCGGTGTTCTTTGGACGGATTGTATCAAATGTACTGCCGGGATTCAAGAACAAAGGATAATCATTGGTGTATGTGCGAAGATAATCCCTCAATCGGTTGGCATAATATTCCGCTTTGTCACGATAACGACCTTCAATCATTGTCATTTCCTCAACAGATACTGCCCTTGCATTGTCACTCTCACGAGATGCAACCGATTTGTTCATCAATTTGAAGGTCATTGGAAGCATTGCTTCAGTCAATGTATAATACTTCAAACACGGTGCGATGTATGAATCCAAAAGGGTAGTATTCAACTGGGTTAATGTTCCAGCGAATGCCTGTACTTGCAACTCATTGTAAATGCCTGAACCAATCACATCACGGATGTAGATTTCTTGAGCTTCTTTGATTGCTGACTTCAACAATTTATCGTCAACGTTGTCATTCAAAGGCGTGTTCGACTTCAAATAAGTGGTTGAAATGAAATATACAAAATTGGTCATCGTTTGATCCTCCTTAATAATTGTTGCACCCAAATATGTCTGCACTGTGGCGTGTTCACATCCAAGACGGGGTTGTGATACCAACCACCTCTCCGCTTCCATACATCGTAACCCAATTGGGTTGACATCGCATTGATATCCTCCCTTGAATATACACGGTTGCTTCCATCAATTTGACGGCAGAAATCTCTTGAACCTGGAATAATCATTGGTCCATCAATACCAGCAGCCAATCCGTATTTGTAACGAACCACAATTTCAGTTTGCAATCTCTTCACCTCTTCAACTCCTTTCGGGGTTGTTTCTAATCCGTCCTCGTATGATTTGATCAACTCCGCTTTGGCAAGTTTAGCAATGGCATCTGCGACAACCTTTGCATCCAACTTGGTGATGTTCACAATGTCTCCAACTTGAAGACCTTTATTCTCTTTCAACACATTCAAGATGGCAGTTTCAACGGCATCCACAAATTCAAACTTGTACGCTTCAAAGTTGTCTGCACTCTCTCCGTATTGTTGAAATACCTTGATGTCTCTTTCATCATCCCATCCAAAAGGATTTTGTTTTGATAGGGCAACATTCAAAGGTTCTTCAATCTCATCAAATCCCAACTCTTTTCTTGCTTCGTTTCTGTCAATGATTCCAGCGGTAAACAAAGCCTGATAATCCAAACCGATTGGTGGCTTATTGATGGTTTCTAAACGAACTGATGCGATAGGTTCAAGCAAGTAAGCAAAGGTATCATCAATCTTTTGTTGACGGGGTTCAATGTAGGCGTGATGAAACATCTCATAGGCTTCAATCAACTCACTACGACCACCCAATTGTCCCTCTACACGAACTCCAAACAACATTGGAGAGTTCACCTTGTGTGCAACAAATATCTCTTGTTGTACGGTCTTATTTAACAAGTCAAATTGCTTGTCAAAATCCGATGGTTGAAGGTTGTTGATGACTGATTCCTTCTCTGTTGGATCGTTGTATTGGATAATTAACCCACCGGCATTGTCTGTGCCTTGATAACTTTCCTTGAATCTACGTGCGGTTGCCCTAGCTTCTTCGGCAGAGGGGTACCCCTTGAAGAGCTGAATATGGGTTTGTGCCGTGAATCCGTTCTTGATGCTATTTAAATAATAGTTGGAAATCTCGGTGTCAACCTCAATGTATTTCAACGCACCTACATAATCAGGCAAAGGATATTCGCCTTGACCGGGACGGTAAAATTGACAATAATATATTTGCTTGGATTCCCTTGTGATTGGGTTGTAAGGTTGATAGTGGATTTTCTCCGCTTTGCTATCTGTCCAGTCAGCACAATACACGAAATCACCTTCAAGACCTTTGCGGACATTCTTGAAAGGGATGTGATAGAATTCCGAAGGTGCGGTTTTTGCCTTGTTCCAAATCACCTCAACTGCAAAACCATTGAACAACTCCGCATCATAAGCAACTTTTGCTTTGAGTTCTTCGTAGGTCTCGTAGGCGTTTATATTTTTGAGTTTGGCTTGGGCTTTTGCAATGTCCTCCGTGTTTGAACCAAATACCTCCGTGCCGATTCCAGCAACATAGGATGCTTTTGCAGAAACGATGGCATTGTGCTTGGGTGATTTATTGAATAACTCAATTAGAAAATCAGGATAGAGATTGTCAGCACCAAATGTCACGAATCCCTTTGCTTTGTTTTCTTTGAAAACAGGCAGTTTGTTATCGTGAAAGTTTAATCTTTGGAATATCATCTCTATCAAATAGCAATCAATCTTTTTTGTTTGAGAACTTGTCTATTGATGTGAATCCAAGACAAGCAATCACGATGAATTCCACCGCAGTCACCAACTCTGGAGAAGGTACGATATCAGCAGGGCTAAGAGAATTATGAGCCATTGTAGCAAACAAAACAAAAGCACCGATAATGCCCACAAATCGTTTTGATGACATCTCTCCTTTGTCACCCGTGAATATTTCTAAAAGTTTTTTCATAAATCTTTGCTTTCTAATAGTGTGTAAGTGAATGAATTGCCGTGCAATGTGGCAGCCTTCTTGACTAAAGCCATAAACTCGTCAAAATCTGCTGACTTTTTGAACACCTGACAACCCTCACTCCAATTCTCAACATAGGTTGAATCTGCACCAGCCTTGTGGATGTTGATTCCGTAGATACCTTCGGTGATCAACTTGGTGTCGTAGGTCATATCCTTGTTGGCATCTCTGTAAACCTTCACTGGTTTGGCTTGTTTTAACGCTTCGTATTTGCCTTGATGCAATCCGATTGCGTGACTTCCACGATATTGTCCGGGAACTAAACGAGCAACGCCTTGTGCATTGTGAAATTCCTTCACTCCCTTTGTGCCGGGATCGGTTGTCGCAGACCATTTCTTAAAATGCCACACATCACCGATTTTGTAACTCACGGTTAACAAGTCATCAAAGACATTTGTCACTTTGCTTCCAGTATCCGAATTGCGAATCCCAATGATGTTCAAGTTGTAATCACCTGATTCAAAGAACTTGTAGTTCTTCACCTTCATTGCTTGTTTGATTTTGTCTATCATTTGCCTTGTCCTTTATATGGTTTGGAACTCTTATGCTTGTTCTTGTGCTTGGTATGTCTGCCCAATTTGTTTTTGGGTTTAGAACGGAATGATGTAATGTTTACTTTTGTTGCCATAAGTACATTCTAAAATAGTCAAACTCTTCCTTTCCACCTTCGGAAAGATAGTTCAAATACGCATCATAGATCTTCCCTTTGAACTCAATCGGTGTGGTGGTGGTATCTAATCCAGCACCTACCATCTTCACGGCATACACCTCCATTTGGTCTTGAACAACTTGCATCTGTACAACCACGGCTTCCGCTTTTTTTTCAGCATTCACCACCGCTTCTTTCAATTGCTCTTTCTCAACCACTTTTGCTTCAACCAATTTCTCACCGATCTCGTGTGCTTGTTTAGTGGCTTGTCCAACGGCTTGTGTATTCTGCTGAATCTTCTTCAACAACGCATCAATGTCACTAACTGGCTTGGGTTCAGTTGCCCAAGATTCGGTGAACAAATAACCACCGATGAAAGCGAATGCAAAAATGATCAACAATCTCATAGTTTCTTCATTGAATTAATGATGCGTAGTTCAGTAATGGCTGCCGACAATGCAGAATCTGCCGTCTTCAATGCCTTATATGCTTGTTTCTGTTCTGCTCGTAGGACTGCCATCTCTTTGCGACATTCGTCAATCTGTTGTTGATTGCCCGAACGCAAGTCCATATACAAATAACTAACAGCCAAAAGCATACAAAAAGCCACGGCAGCAACTGGGTTTTTACGAAATTGGTCAAACGAGACGGGAAGGGCATTGGGTTTTACTTTCGGTGTTGTCATAATGGGAATGGTGGGGTTACAACTTCAAATTCTGTTGGCGTTCCGAGTATTGGTGTGAGTGATTCATCAAAAACAATGTACCAAAATTGCGGGGTGTTCAATTCTGCAAACTGATAGTCAACCCAATTTTGAGTTACATCATCAGGGGCAACGGGAATGCCGTAGTAAGTATTTACGCTTTCACGGGCATTGATTGCTTCGGTTTCGGTTGTGTATTTGTAGCCTAACATTAGTAAATTGTATAAAAGTCGTTAATGTTTGTGTTAATGCCTGTATTGTTGCTCGATTGATTTGTTTCATAAATAATTACTTCAGATATACCACCAGCAAATAACACACCGAAAGAATTTGCCCCAATAAAGGATGTTGCACTATTAGTATTAGATGTATTTCCAGAAGTTTGAAATGCACCGCTTTTTTGTGTTGTAGTATTGTTAACATACACATCTAATTGTGCATTTGCATAATTAAAAAACGCCCCTAATATACCTTCTTGAGTAACATTTGTTGAATTTACGAATTGATAACCATCTGTATCAAGTCTTCTGCCACCCGCTTCAACATTTGCACTTGACCGTCCAAAAATACTTGCTCTTGATGTACCCGCACCAGTACTAGTGCTGATAGTTATAACATTACGATAAGCATCCCCACCCGTAACATATGCCACAGTTTTGTAAAAAATATCTCCTACATTTTTTCCTATGGTAGTATCAAAATTTAATCTATTACTTGTTGTAAAAGAAATCGTTGGTTTGCTACCACCTAAGAATGCTTTAGTCAGTACACTGCCAGCACTTACAATTTGCGGTTGATTTATTGCCGTTGTTTGTGTAGCATTTCTTCCGTTACCGCTTTGGTCGTACCAAGTCGTAATAAAACCATTGTCCAAAGCACCAGTCCCCGTAAAGGCAAGTAAAGCGGTTGTATCTAAATTTCCAGCACTTGTAAATCCAATGTCGGATTCAGTTAAATCAGTACGCCTTACACGAATAGCACTACCCGTGTAAGCACTACGCAATTTTCTCAATGAATAGGCAGCGGAGGAGTTTGGATAAGCATCAAGCAAAAGAGGTAAAACCCCACTAATTGAACTGACAATTCCGTGTGTTGAAAGTATCATATTATGATGCTATATCTCCAAATAAATACCACTCATTTTCAGCAATCTTCACCAAAGTTGCACCCGAATACTGAGCGTTTAACTTCAACTTACCGCCGTTGCTTCGGATGGTTACCCCACTTGTGGCAACGATGGTTGTTTGACCTGCTCCATACTGAGCCAAAAGAATCTGTGTGCCTGTGCTGAACGCAACTGAACTATTCAAAGGGACTGTAAGATTGTTTGCACTGCCCACATTCATCTCAACCAATTTGTCAGCATCGCTCAAAACTAAGGTATATGAAGCGGTCTGTCTGTTTGTGGTAATCAGTTTGTTCGTCTTTGCAGCATCCAATCCCGAATACTGTGAATTGGTTGCATTGTCTCCCGTATTTGTTCCGCTTGTGTTTCCAACAACTACTAATTGTGCATCGGTTACATAGCGTTTATTTGTAGAATCTGCGATGTCCGCTGTGGTTGCATCTGCTCCAGCAGTTACCAAACCTTTGGCATCGTAGGTGATTTTTGTTTTGGTTGCTCCAGTAATGGCAGAATTCTCATCAACCTTGCCATCCAATGCCGTTTGTAGGTCTGTTTGGTTTGACAAAGTGCCAGTAACACCACCCCAAGCAACTGCCGAACTGATAGAAATGTTACCGCTTCCCAACAAACTTGTATTGTTTACGGTCTTAATATTGGTACCACTTACCAACGTTGCCTGCTTAGCATCCAAAGCCGTCTGTGTGGCTGAGCTCACTGGCTTGTTTGCATCACTTGTGTTGTCAACATTGTTCAACGCCAATGCAGTTTTCAACGCAGTTGGTGTTATCTTCTTTGTCTCCGCTGCCGATGTATCAACGATTGGAAACAAATCCGCTGCCGTGTCAACGGTGACGATAGTGGTTAATTGGGATATCTTTTGATCTGCCATTATAGTAGTATTTTATCACCGCTTTCAAGGAGGACAAAATCCCCGTTCTCAAGCAACATAAATAGAATTTGTGTGGGTTGTTCAATCTCGTAAATCTTCTCATTCAAAGTCACCTCGTAGTAATTGCGAGTAACATCAAATTCAACTTTTAAGATTCCACTTTCTACCAATTCGTTTGCCAATGCTGGAGACAAATTGGTTGATGATGTTTGTGCATAAACTTGATATTCAAATTCTCCAGCATCAAGAGTGAAGGTGCTACCCTCAACAACTGCAAATTGGTTGTATCTCTCAGGGTGAATTGAAATGTCCGACAAGATGACCGTTGTGAGTTCATTGCTCAAACGATGTGTGAAGGCAAACAGAAAATATGGATTGGCAATCGTAACTTTTTCGGTCAGCGTTAAATACCAATTCTTTGACTGTGCTTTATCAATTACCAACATCTCTACAAAATAGCGAGAGTAAAAATATGTAACAAAAAAAGGGAGAGCATATTGCCCTCCCCATTTGACCTATGAAACAAGAATCAATTAGATACCTAAAGCGGTAACAACTGAACTTTGCAATTTGTAAGGTGCTTCCGCTTCAATAGCAGAAAGAGTAACTTCATAACCGTTACTATCGCCCATAGCAGTACCGGTGTTAGCAACCATTGCAGTCACATCACATCCGTACTCCTTGCCGACCAACCAATACTCATCGTTGTTGTTCTTAACGATGCAATAGCAACGACCTTGAGCAAGGAGCTTCATTTCGTTACGCTTGGTGGTTGACAATCTGCGAAGTTTGAAAACAACATCCGATTGATTGAATGATGTTCCGTTCTCAACAGATACGTTGGTGGTGATGGTCAATGATCCAGTACCTTTCGGCAACTCGTAATCGTAAACATCACCACTTGCAACGGTTGTGCCAGTTACTTCACCACTTGCAATTGTGAATTTTGAATCAACCCAAGTGATAAGGTGGATTGATTTGATACCTCCGACTGCATCCTTGCAATCAAGAGTGAATCCTTGTGTGAGTAAACAGGGCATATTTTATGAAGATTAAAGGGTGAAGTAAACGATTTCTCCGGGGAATGCAACTTGCACACCAGCTTTGAAAGTGAAACGAACACGAACTTCATCGTTGTCCTGTGAATACCACATTTTCACTTCTTCTTGCTCGTCAATCAAGTCAGTTCCCATAAAGAAGTTTGACAAAGAACCAGCGTGAATTTTGTTAGTTCCGTTCAAACCACCTACACCAATAACTCTCATATTAGTACCGGGGTAAACCATCTCCATTGAAGTGGCAGCATCTGCAACATAGTGGAACAAGTTAGCGTTCTTCAAGTTAACCAACATCAACTTGTAAACATCAATTCCAACGAAGCAAACCAAGTCAGTTTTTTCAGCAACGGCAGCAGGAATGTTTGCATACACCTGATCCAAGATGTCATCAACATT